ATGCTGTCTTGGTTAGCTTCATTTGGCGGATTGTCACACCCTTCCGTGGTGCAGTACTTAAAAACTAAGTACAGCACACCTAAACTGCAGTGTGTGGTTCCACCGCCTTGTTGTGATAGTGTGTATATTCAAAACATCATTGATGCTATGTTTCTCAGACCAGATCCAGTTTTTCAACTTCAGTACAAGAAAGGAGATCCGTTCCCTATTGATGCAGCGTTCACCGTTAACGTGTCGAAAATGATGAAGCACTGCCCTAAAATACATGAGAAACTTACGCCGGTTTTGCTGACGCCTGAGCCTCAAGCTTTTACAAAAGAGTGGAATGAAGTATTTAATGCTATTGAAAAACGTAATTTGAATCCACCTACACTCTCGGCCATTAGACCACCAGAATTATCAAAGAAGATAGTTGAATGTTTTATGGACACGTTCGTTGACAAGAACAAATTAAGCATTCAGAATAACTTACTGGGTAAGGACTCTAATACAGTTCTCACTGATTGGTATTCTCGAAGAACTACTACGCAACAGAATCTCCTCATCAACAGTGACTTGCGTTACCGAGATGGTTCAGTGTATAATGCCACCTTTAAAGACAGACCAAAAGCTAAGTTGGACGGATCTCACAATTCTGAATTGCCGGCTTCACAAATAATAACTGCTCATCATCCTATGAAGACTGCTGAGTATGCAGGGGTGATGCGTCACTTTTGCGAATCAGTCAAAGCAGTGATGAAGGATTGCTGGGTTATAAATGATGGTCTGAATAATGAAGAGCTTGGGGCTGCTTTGAATTATATATTGCACACAGTAACCACCGTTAAAGCTTTGGAAATGGACTATTCGAAATTTGACAAAAGTCAGGACGAACTGTCTTTATCCATTTTAACTGGTATTATGTCTGCTTTTGGAGTCAATGAAGAAATGGTTGCTGCTTGGTATAAAGACCATGAACGCAACATTTTGTCATTTAGTGATTACGGTATTACACTGGGTGTGAATTATCAGCGTAGAAGCGGTGATATCATGACATTTATGGGTAATACTATAATCACCATGAGCTCCATTGCTTTTGTTTACGACCTCAGTCTTTGCCTTGG